CATACTGATCACCGCTATAAGCGACTTTGGTGGCAATGCCAGGTTGGAGACGGCCGGATTGCCTACCGATCCAAGAAAGAAGATCAGTGCTGGTGACTGGATCGTGGTCTCTGGTACCGTAGACTATAACGGCATCCATCGGGTACTGGCAGTAAGCACTAATAACATTACACTGGCCACTCCTTATGTGGGATCCGGCACTATGGGCACTCCAAAATTCTATAAGGAAGCGGCCAACACTCCGCTGGTATATGAAACGGCATCAGATCGCCTGTTCAGCATAACACAGACTACTAACTGGTTTGTGGTGACCATCGATGGAGTACAGCACAAGTTCGATCTGAGCGGGCAGGGACTGCAGCTGGTGGCGGACGAGTGGTATGCCTTTGTGATCAACTTCAATAACCAGGCCAGACAGCTAAGCCTATTTATTTACAATCGGGCCGAGCAGAGCGGGACCATCAATCCGGATCGAACTGCAGAATTAGAGCTGGCCTTTCAAGAGACCAGGACCGTGGACCAAAGCTCCTTGGCCAATGACCATGCCTGGAAACTGATCGCATGCCAGCTGGACTTCACCAATCTAAGGCTATGGAATCGACCGATCGAAGAAGAATTACAAGACCTGATCTTGAGCCAGTATGTGGTGAAGGACACTCACCTGACCGAGATGATAGATAATGCCTCACCTGAATTGCTTTTAGCTAAAATAACCAATCCAAGGTAATGAAATACATAAAGTCACATCAACTATTCGAGTCCGAACGCCCGGTAAAAAGGCTAAAGGTGTACCACTCTACCGATACTAAGTTCGATCAGTTCTCACTGGACCATGCCTGGGACGGTTTTTGGTTCACCGACAATCTACAGGCCCTGAAAAACCGAGAAGTAGGAGCGGCCGGCGGCAAGTACATTATGACCAGGTACATCACACTGAAGAATCCGGCCGGCTGGGACGAATACGAAAAGTATTCTATTGGTGAGCTAATGGATCAGGGTTATGATGGGGTGATCCTGCCGGATGACGGCCGCACCGACTACCTGGTTTTCCAGCCCGAATCCATTTCCAAAACATAATAGTCCTGGTCTGATTGGATATATAGTATATAATCCAATTCTAGATGAAGGAACAATCTAAAGAAGAGCTCAGACAGAGCTTGGACGATCTATTAGGCTATGATCTGCCTGATGAAGTACCAGGACTGAATGAACCAACTCCGGTCAGGAGACTACCGGCACAATCCAATGAAGCAGCTGTCACTGTGGCCAAGAACAAGGCCACCAGGGTATTGGACAGCTTATTGAAGCTATATCTCAGTGAGGAGATCATAGAGCAAGAAGAGTATATCAAGGCCAAATCCGAGCTGGACAAGTCCGCCCTCAGTATGCTGATCAGACAGATGGAAAACAGTGAGACAGCTATTACTGCACTGATGGCGGCCATCGGTGAGGGTGAAGTCACACCCAGGATGTTCGAGGTGCTTAGTGACCTGCAGCGGACCATGTTAGAGATCATCAAGAGTCAGACCATGTACATGATGGCGGTCGAAGAAAATGCTAAAAAGATGTCCAGGGACATTGACATATATCGCGGTGGGTCTGAGGCTGATCAAGCATCTAATAACAACGGTGGAGCTAGATCCAGAGGTACCAAAGATCTGATGCGAGCCCTACAGGGCACCATAAACAGTGAGGTGACCGACGTAGACGGCGAGGAGGACGAAAATGAAGACGTGCATGATTGGGATACAGATGAAGAATAATCACCTGCTGGTCAGGGAACTCTCGGTGGAGCGTACCACCGATGCGGGCATACTTTTACCAGAAGAAAAGTGGAAGCGTCGAGCTGAAGTATTGGTGGTCTGTGACGATAGTCAGATCCGGCCGGGCGATGTAGTAATGCGAAATGTTGGCCGAGGTACTCCCATTACAATAGAGGGCCAGCAATTGGAGATGATCCACGAAGACTGGGTGATGGCAATAGTAGAATAGAGAATGGCAAGACCAAGACCGGAACATGCGGGCTTTGAACTGGAGGTAAGGGAAGCTGAACAGTCCTTTGCCTGGTCTACTAAAAAGGTGAACGACCTGATAGTGGCCATGGAGGACGGCTATAAGCCCAAGATGAACCCGTTCCATGGTGGTAATCTTAACCTGCGGAAGGGCAACATCGTCTTTGAGTACACCCAAAAGGAGCTGATGGAGATCAAGCGGTGTGCTACCGACATCATCTATTTTGCCAATAACTATTGTACTGTAATGACCGATGAGGGTCTACAGACCATTCAACTGAGGGGCTATCAGGAAGAGATGCTGAAGCAGTTTCAGGCCGAGCGATTTAATGTCTGCCTGGCAAGCCGGCAGGTAGGAAAGTGTCATTTATTTGATACTGAAATACTTTTAATGAGAGATGGAAAGGGACTTAAAACAACGATTGGAAGGTTATATTTTGAATCCATAAAGCTGCAAAGACCCCTTACTTTATTTGAAAAGATCAAGTACAATTTATGGAAGTTGTATGATTTAATTGGGTCATTTGACAGGAACGCCGATCCAAATTGAACCATTGAAAAGTGTATTAAATTCATAAGTGGTTAAGATAGTCAAACATATAATTCTTATGCTTATTCATCTGATAGAATGGGTAGAGTATAATGGCCTAAAGTTGGATCAAAATGATGCGTCTAAAAAGATACTAGATTCTATGGACCTGTCAGATGTCTTTATTGATACTGATAGTGGATGGCAGCCAGTTTCCCACATCCATAAGACACAGCCTTATGACATTTATAGACTGGAACTTGAGAACGGTATGCATTTAGAAGGTGCAGACCAGCATATTGTTTTCAATGGTGAAATGCAACAAGTACACCTTAAAGACTTAAGGTCTGGGGATGGTATAGTCACAAGAGATGGTATAGTTAATGTAGCCTCAATAAAAAAGGTTTCATTATCAGTCAGTATGTTTGATGTGACCGTAGATAGCCCAGACCACAGATACTGGTCAAATGGGATCTTATCACACAATACAATTTGCTCGTCCATTTTCATTGCTTGGTATGTACTGTTCAATTTTGATCGCAATGCCCTGATCCTATCCAATAAGGGTGCTACCACTACCGAAATTCTGGACAAGGGTAAGGTGATCTTGGAGAACCTGCCCTTCTTTATGAAGCCCGGTATCCTGAAATATGACGTTTTCAACTCTAAGTTCGACAACGGCTGTAGGATCATCGGACAGACCACTACCAAGAAAGCGGCCATCGGTTTTACCATCCACTTACTGTTCATGGATGAGTTTGCCCACATACCACCCCAGTACATTGAATCATTCTATGAGAACGTCTATCCTACGGTATCGGCCTCTAAGAAGTCTAAGGTGATCATTACCAGTACACCTTGGGGCTTTAATAAGTTTTATGAGATCTATACTGCTGCTGAAAAGGGCCAGAGTGAATACAAGCCGTTTCGAATAGACTGGTGGGACGTGCCAGGCAGAGACGAGCAGTGGATGCTGAACGAGGTACAGAACCTGGGCAGCGAAGAGGCCTTCAACCGACAGTACGGCAACCAGTTCATTGCCAGTTCATCACTGCTATTAGATCCGGGCAGTCTGAAAAAGCTACAAAAGAGGAAGCTGCAATATGTGCACCTGGAAATGCCAGAGCTGGCAGAAGAATCACTGGACTATAAGGATCTGCTGTGGCATCCAGACTTTGACATTGAGGAGGCCAAGGAGCAACATAATTATTGGTTGTTCTCAGTAGACATTGCAGAGGGCAACGGCGGTGACTATTCAGTGATCAACATATTCCAGGTTTCGCCCATGGCCATAGAGGACTTTGATAAGGTGATCTCTCCAGGTAGCATGATGGACTTTTTCGGACTGAAACAGGTAGGCCGCTTCAAGAGCAACCAACACCCAATAGAGGACTTTGCCAAGGTGCTCTACATACTTGGATTTGAGGTCTTCTATTCAGAGAACATGAAGATGCTGATCGAATGGAATACTTTTGGGTCTGAACTGATGAAGCGAATGGAGACCGTCTTTCCACAGCGAAATGAGTTCGATGAGGAATGCATAGCTAAATTCAAGCACAGGATCGATGCCAGGTCACTTTCATACGGATTGAAGATCAAGAGCGATAATAAGC